TCAGTGTCTTTGGAGTCTTATGGGATAGAACTATTTGATCCCGCTGTTTATAAGAAAAACCCTGTTTTTGACACAGTAGATAGAATTGACCACGTTGAAGTAATTGGTACTCTTAAAGCAAGAAAAACTCCAGTAAGTAAGGTTGTGAAAACTCCGATATGCGATGATGTACGCAAAGAATTCAAGTTGGAAGTGGATTGGGGTGCTCCATCGTTTAAGCACGATGGAGACAAACGTCATGGAGTACGGAGTTTGTATAAAGTCTTGAGTACTAAACAAGTATTGAAACATCCTGAATTGCTACAGAAAGCTGTCACTGACTACAAATCGAGAGTAACGTCTGCACTTGAAAGAGATCTGGATTTTTGGAAAAGTCAAATCCATATATTAGATGACGGTCAAATTGTGAATGGTACAGGAGTGAAGTTTGTTAATGGTATGAACATGTCTACGAAGTTCGATGCGCACTTGCCTGGCCCCAAAAGCAATTATGCAAAGCAAGATGTTAACGGGCAATGGCATTTCGATGAGTTTGTTTGGACAGAGTTTAAGGCGCGCGAGGAGTTGATGAAACAAGGCTTTTTGTCGTATGAATTATTGCAACAATCCCTAAAGAATGAAGCAACGCCAATGGCGAAAGTTGAATTGGGTAAGGTCAGAAGTTTCTTTATGTGTGGTACTCCTTTTCAAATGATTCTGCGGAAGTATCTTCAGACTACGTGTAGGTTCTTTTGTTTGAATACACCTTGGACAGAGTGTGCAGTTGGAATTAATCCTCACAGTAAGAGTTGGGATCGCCTGTTTGAGGAAGTACTGAAGTTTCGAAGGCTGATTGCGACTGATTTTAAAAACTTTGATCTCACTACGCTGTTTGATGTACTTTCCGAAGCGTTGGACATTCTATTTTTCCCGCGGCGTTATGTAGCAGAAATTTCTGAGCAGGAGAAGAATGTTCACAAGTGTATTAAACATGCTATTCTTTTCGCGTTGTGTGATATAAATGGTGACGTGATGGTTTTGCGTGGGATTATCCCTTCTGGTATAAACTTGACATCTATATTGGGTTGTGTTGTAAATTCCTTGAATTTTAGGATGGCTTACTATTTACTCAATATATCATCACAGAGTTTCCACGAGCGATGTATTCTGAGAACATATGGCGACGATTCATTCGGTTCTACAAATGATAAAAGATTCTCAGTTAGAAACATTCTCTATGCTTTTTCCGTTATTGGTATATATGCTACGGATGCCCACAAAAACACTGTGTCTACCGTTGATTTTTACGATGTTGATGATATAGAATTTTTGAAAAGAACAGGGAGATTTGATGCGGAATTTGGCGTTAGGGTAGCGCCACTTTTGGAAGGGAGCAGGTTTAAAATGCTGTGTTGCCATGTTCCCACAAAAACAATGACACTAGAGGCTGTTACAGGACAGTGTGTCGACAATTTCCTGCTTGAAACTGCGTTCCTCGGCAGGAAAGAATATGAAAGTGCTAGAACTAAGATAACTAAGATCGTTAAAAAGCACAATTTGGAACGCTTCTGTCATACGTTAGATTTCACCTTCGATGACAGGTTAAAAGAATGGAGGTGGAAGTATGATGAGACAGCATTGGTTACCGAGGCGGATTACAAGAGTTCGTTTGATGCCTTTAGGCTTGTTGTTTCATCTTGGTGGAACTCACAAGATTGGTTCGGATGGACCCAAGAAACAAAACAAAATAACACCTGCAATTTGGTTGGTAAAATTGAAGTCGTTGAAGCGCGGGCAAGTATGCCGTCGAACAAGAACCCCCATGTTTTGAAAGGGGTAGGGATGGATTTCCCGCATTACGAAATGATAGAAGAGCAGTCGGGAGTGGAAACTTCTCAGAATGTATCGTTCGTAGAACCACCGGAAGAGTTAACACAAATAATCGGTGGTCCAATGCCGGAGGCTAGGTCGCCTCCAAGTGACTGCTCTTTGGGCCAGTTCTTAAGTCGCCCATTAAAAATAGCGCAGTACGGATGGGGAAATACAACATTCGCGCAAAACCTTGATCCTTGGAATGAGTTGTTGAATAATAAAAGAATATCAAACAGGATCTCAAATTACAGGCTTTTCAGAGGCAAGTGTCACATCAAGATAATGGTAAATGGTAACGGTTTCTATTATGGTAAACTCATGGTGAGTTATTTACCGTTCTCGCTTCAAGACAATAGGACGAATACAGCAGAGACTGTTCCTTTAAATAGGATTACGATGTCTCAGCT